AAAACGCGTTGACCCCTAAAGGGGCGAGACCCCAGTCCCAAGAGGCCAAACGGCGCGTAGGCGCAGGCCAGCACGGTACCTGTGTCGAACAGAGGGGTGGCGTCCCCTACGTTGGTGTAACCTCTCACACGGATCGTCGCGGTGGAGGTGAAGTTGCAGAAGGGTAAAGCTACACAGCCAATCAACTCAGCATTTGCCCAAGTCGCCGTTAAGGTCGCAGACGTACCTGTCGAACGCCACACCTGGGACTTAATGTCCGTGAGGAGGTTCGACGCCGCAAGCGTTCCTGCGGTCGTTGATGCTGTGAGCGTCAGGTTCCGGTCGGCGGCGTTATCGTACAGGATACGGAGATTTGGCATAGTTACTTTCTTTCCGGTATTGTAGGCCAGATAACCGAGCGAGGAAAGCTACTTTGCTTACTGATGTCCCTCAAGGCTTGGCGGTAGGTCGCCCACAGGTCTCTCGTGGCTGGTGGCACGTCGGGCAGTTGCGTCCAGTCGCACGCTGACATCAAGCCTGCGCGTAGCGTCCGCACCTCTGCAGCGATGTCGTCATCCGTTTTGACGTACAGCCATCGCTTCGTTTCCGAATTCCACGCGTGGTTGACGGATGGCTGAGGTGGAATGTAGTCGATGACTAAGCCGGTGGCGAGATCGACGCGCTGAGAGAGACGGGCGTACTCTCCAAGGACGCAGGACTGACCCTCTGGAATATTCCTAGCTAAGTCCATGTGTGGGCAAAAAATACTCACCCCTGTGAATAGCCCGGTATCCGCTACGTATAGCGAATAAGTGTTCATACTCTGACCTCTTCGACAGACAGTACCATCCATGTATGTATGTCGCCAAACGTATCATTTTGTTGCCCTGAACATTGACACGTATGTGCGCCAGAGGCCAGCGTCAGATGTGCTTTAAGCACAAACGTCATACATGTATTGGCAGACATTTGTCCACTCGGGGATGTTGATACAAGCGAACCGTCCACATAAATTCTACCTATTGGCTGGTTAAACCCACTGGAACTACTGCTTACTGCGAATATACTTAACATGATATTCACGCTGCCTCTTCCAACCGTCGTGAAAGACAATGTATTTGAAAATATTTCTGTGCCAGGGTTACCACGCGACAGTAGAAAATCTTGAGTAAGAGACGCAAGTCCTGTTGCAGCGTAGTCCGCGAGTCGGGGTGTATCTACAGCTAAACCAGCAATCTTACTCGTGCCAACCACTCCACTTCCGAGGAGCGTCCCTCCAGAGGCTATGCTCGCAATTTCATTGAGTAGGACTTGTTGAGCTAGGTAGACATCCGTAAATTTCCCACGGAAAGTAGCTTCTACAATAGTCGTGTCCGTGGTGTATGAGTTGTATGCAGGAGAGAGTCCTGTGAGGTAACTTGTCAGAGCTGAAACCGCTGTGTCGTAAGAGCCTTTTGTTGTAGCGCCGAAGGTTGTCGCTTGAGAGTCAATGCCTGTCTGAGCGTTTAGAATCGCAGTGTAGTCCAGCACAACTCTTGGTTTTTCTCCTGCCGACAGTACAGAGTCCGATGCAATGTTAGCTATATCTGATAAGGCCGCTAAGGCATTTGTCTCGGCTGTGTTCGCTGTGGTCTGTGCGGCATTTGCCGCAGCCTGCGCTGCCACTACCTCCGTCACTTCTTCAAATGTAAAGTCTTGGATTTCCCAGTAACCAGCGGTCCCGGAGTAATTCCCAAGGAACTCTGGCTGGACATACTGGACGCCTGCTTGCCAGTCAGCGGCCCCCCACGTATAGGAATACTCTGTCCATGTGTCGGTGGCTACTGAGCGTGAAATGCCGCCTGGTTTATACGGAGACCGCCCGCCATTGACTGGACCCGCCGTAGCACCCGCACTGTCAATAAACTGACGAAGGTCGAAATAGAGCAGCCCGTTTGTGGTAGGCACAGACCTCGCCCAGAAGCGCGTCCTGTAGGTCTTGCTCGGGTCGATTGCTGTAAATGTTCCGGTGTTTGGCGCACCGCTGCCAGTCATGCGGAGCGCGGCACTCCCGGAGTGGCCGTCAGTCAGAGTAACAAACGAGTACCCTGCAGGGTTCTTCCATGCTTGAAGAGGAAGCCCGAGACTTTTACCGTTAGTGGAAGCGGCTGACGCTATAGCGTCGAGAAGTACTTGCCGGGCTGAATAGACATCCGTGAATTTCGACCGAAACGTCGCCGCCACGATGACGGTATCGGTCGTCGTGTCGTTATAGGCAGGGGCTAGTCCAGTCAGGTAGCTCGTCAGCGACGTGACGGCGGTGTCGTACGCGGTGCGCGACTGAACAAAGGCATCGGCCTGCGCATCGATCCCCGCTTGCTCGTTGAGGATCGCGGTGTAATCGAGGATGACAGCGGCTTTTTCTCCGCGCGACAACACGCTATCCGACGCGATATTCGCCAGATCCGCATTGGCTGCGTTGGCAGATGTTTGCGCGTTATCCGCAGCAGTTTGTGCAGCATTGGCGGCAGCTTGAGCAGCGTTAGCAGCCGCCTGCGCTGTCGCAGCGTTGGTCGTTGCAGTATTTGCTTGGGCCTGCGCCGTGTCTGCCAACGACTTCGCGTTAGCCACTATCTTGTCAAGCAACAGTTGTTTTGTCGTGTACACATTCGCAAAGTTACTTCTGAATGTCGCACCAACAATCACTACGTCACCCCCAGGCACCGTGTTCCACCCCGTTAGAGTTCCGAGGTACGTTGTGAGAGCACTCACAGCGCTATCGTAATTAGTCTTCTCTGTTGTGACTAGGTAGGCGGTCGCTTGAGCATCTATACCGCTCTGCTCAGTTGTGATTACAGAGTAATCCTGCACCACGGAGGGTTTTTCGCTCGGAGATAAAATACTGTCGCTGGCAATATTTGTAAGCGCTGTGTTGGCAGCGTTAGCAGCCGCCTGCGCTGTCGCAGCATTTGCAGTGGCTGTATTGGCTTGGGACTGCGCTGTCGCAGCATTTGCAGTGGCTGTATTGGCTTGGGACTGCGCTGTCGCAGCATTTGCAGTGGCTGTATCTGCTTGGGCTTGAGCCGTGGCTGCGTTCGCAAGGGCTGTCGTGGCATCCTCCACCGTGAACCCGTACATAGTAAGCGTGATCGTGCGAGGACTTGCGGCCTGCAGTATCACGTCACGGTCATTTACGATAGTAGCCATTAGATGAGCACCTGAGCCGTCACGCGGCCTGTTATCCAGTTAGGCGTCAGGCCGACCACTGCGCCGGTTAAACCTGCCGACATGCCATAGCGGAAATGTACAAGTGTTACAGGGTCGCCTAAGTTGAGTGTCATTTGGTCCGCAGTTCCTTCAAACTGGTAAGTTGTGTGAGGCACCTTGCCTATACCTAGTTCTCTTGTAGCTTCCGCAGACGCGTCCGCGTAAGTAAGTAGCAGAGTGTCGATCTGCACCGGCTCGGTGTTCAGTTTATAAGTTGTTTTTGTTGTGGCATCTGACGCAGTGGCGCTCAACCATTCGAGAGCAAACAAATCCTTATGGTCAGCAGGGATCGCGGTGAGCAACCCGGCCTGGACGGTCCAGTTTTTGCAGTAACCAATCTTTACCGCCGATACGACCTGTGTGCGCCCTACTACCGACAGGCTGCGCTCGGTCATCTGACTGGTTGTGACAACCGTAGGAGTTCCTGTTGGCGGCAGCGTAATTTGGAGCAGTCGCATCAGTCCGGTACGCGACATGGAGACCTGTGCGCCGACGCTCGCAGCAAGTTGCTGGACACTGACGAGCGTGTTCTCCCTGCCGTTGAGGTAAATGCCTACAGGTTGCGAGTGTGCTGTGTCAAACGCCGCAAGGTTCACTGCGTCCAGGTCCGCTGCCGTGAATTGGTCGGAGGTCTTGCCGTAACCAGTCACAAGCCGTTGTGCCAGCTTCGAGATTGTGTTGGAGTAGACGCCTGCAGGTTTGTCTCCTTGGGCGCTCACGGTGATGGCTCCCGCAGGAGACGCCAGCAGGTTGAATTTTCCGGTCGCAACGTGAGCCGTGAAGGACACCGGCACGCCGTTGTCGCGCACCTCGATAAATCCTTCGATAGGCCCGTTGTGGACTTGGTACTCCAGTGTGGCCGGATCGGTCAGCAGTGGCGTAATGTTGTGACACTCGCCGAACAGCAGAGGGATGACTTCATTCTTGTTCGCTGTGGTGCCTCCGAGAACGACATCGGAAACCGGCGTATTCAGCCGTTGCAGCTTATCTCTCAGCAGCAAATTAAGCGTGTCACGGCTCTTGCTGTCGATGTCGGCTACCACCCCATTGAAGATCATGCGGAAGTCGCTACGCGCCCATCTGAGGTCGCCTATGAAGCCCTGTAAAGGGCGATTCGCCCAGATGTCGCTCAACCAGCTATCCCGCTCGCCTGCTGCGTTGTAGATTTCGATGTCACCCGCATCCAGATTCGCCGCCGTATCCAGGGAAATACTCTCCGTGAACTGGTTGCCAGGGGAGACCACAGGAAGATACGCCGTGTTCGCTGGCGTGTCCGCTGCGCTGGTCGTGTAGCCTCCGGTGGATAAGTAGCGTGTGATGTCCACACCTGCGACGTTGACGACAACCTCAACCAAGACCACCTTGATAGCAGAGGGGTCAACTAGCCATGCCGCGTACTGTGCGTCCGTCATACAACCGCCCCTCTGGACCTAGCCGCCCAAGCTGCAGCCTTGGACGCTTCTTTGGTGCCGGTCGTTATCTTGTCCGCAGCTTTTCCGTTGGCATCGTAGTTCGCTGCGATCAAGGCACCTGTCTGCTGGCTCTGGTCTGCGCGCAACGCGGCCACCTCGGCCCGTAGCGCCTTGATCTCATTCGTCAACGGGGCCATGTCCATACGCCCCATGTTCTGGTAGTTGAGATTCTCATTGGCCGTCAGCACTGCCTCTCCTTGATGCAACTCCGCACGGTAGCCGTTGAACGGCACGTAGCTAAGACCATTGGCGTGCGAGCCGTTCAAGGGCAGCAAGCCTCCTGACGTGCCTGAGACGGTCCTTACAGTCGTGCCTGCCAAATTGGCGTTGATCTGGTTCAGTACGGCCAACTGAGCATTTTCCGCGTTGAGGCTTAACTGCGCGAGGTTCGCCTGAGTCAGCGCCAAGGCCGATGTCGCCGACATGTCCTTAGTCACGCTGGCAAAATCTTTCTGGTACTGCGTGCCTGACGCGTTGGCGACCTGGGAAGCCTGCAAGAACGCCGAGGCCGATCCTGTCAAAGCCTGCTGCGCAACTGTGTCGCCACCTTGCGCTGCGAGCAGGGTTTTGTGGTACTGGGCGCTCGCCTCCGCATACTTCTGCTCCGGCGTCAGTGTGGACAGGTTCCCAAGCAGCAGAGAGTCCTTGAACGTCAGCAGCGCTGCCGAGAAAGACTTGAACTTGTCGATGGTTGTCTGGAATGCCTTAGCCGCTGTGGTGGCCGCTGTGATCGCTGCCGTGTTCGCTGCCGTGGCAATGTCCGTGACAGCCTTCGTAGCGTCGTAGAACGCGCCTGACAGGCCCATCAGTTTTCCGTACAGGGTCTGGTTGGCTACGTTGGAGAGGTCAAGACCGGAAACGAGATCACGGAACCCTGCAAGTGATGTGGGCATCGCCACGCCCAGCGCGTCAAACTTGCTGGTCATGGAGGCCATACCTGCGTCGGCCTTCTCCTGCGCAGTGAAATACTTGTCGTAGTAGGCGGTGATCCCTGATTGCAGCGTTGCCAAACTGCCTGCGCCTTTGATCATGTCTATCGTCACGTCGGCAGCAGCGTTGCCGAACGACTTCAGCACATCACGCAAAGAGATGAGCGTGGTGTACAGCGTGATCATGTCCGCGCCGGTTCCTGCGAAGCCTTCGATGATCTTGCCTATGCCGGTTGTGACAGTAGAGACAAAACCGAACCAACTGTTTCCTCCTGACGTGCTCACAGACTCCTTGGCGACGATACTTTGCCGAGCGATCTCGGCCATCACGTCGCCCTGCTTGTTGACGATCTGCGTGTAGTTGATGGCTGTGATGCCTAGCTGGTCGAGCGCGGACTTGGCCTGCTCTACGCCGGTCGCCACACGGACGACGGTCTGGAGGTAGCCTTCACCTACCTGACGGAAAGAGTCCAGGCCAGGAATGATCTTCTGTGCCGCCGTGTCGCTGATGGTGGATATCCAGTTGTTGATTGCATCAGTCAGCGCCGTGCCGGTCAAGCCTTTGATGCTCAACGGCAGGTTGATGGCGAAACTGTTCACAGCAGCCAGCATAGTGTTGGCATTAAGGCCAAGCGCCGCACCAGCTAACTTAATCTCTGTGCCGAGATTGGTGAACAGCAGCCCGAACTGGCGGGACAGTTCCGGCCCAAGCTCTCCCTGAATCTGCGAGGATGTCGTCTTCTTCACCAGACCGAACCAGCTACTTTGGGTGTTGTCCACGTTGGCGTACTGACCGAAACCCTGCCCCTGACTGAACTGCCCAAGTGTGCCGTTCGCCGTGAAGCCGGAGTCTGTGACATTTTGCGTATGTTTGCCCCATAGCCCCTGCAACGCCGAGACAAGTCCTCCGATGATCGGCAGGTTTTTGGTCAAGAACGAATCGTTGATCCCGAACATGCCGAGGATAGGGTCTCCGGTGTTCTTGCTTAAGGTGCCGGTCTGGAGGCCGTTGACGGTCCCTGAAGCGACTCCGTTGGTGCGGAAGATGATGTTCGCTACGCCTCCTATGGAGGACTCGATAGCCTGCAGCGAACGCGTCATCTGCTGCGTGTAGGTCAACGTGATATCCGAATTTTTGCCGAGGAGGTCAAGTGACTTTTGGATCGAGTCGGACTTCGCATTTACGTCGCCAAGGACAGTACCTGTGTTCTGGGTTTTCTGCACCGTGGCCGCGTCTGCTGTGCCTCCACTGTCGAAGCCTCCAGACGCCGCGTAGCCGAGCGCCGCCATGACAGCAGCCATCGCGATAGCGCCCCACCAGCCGGTCTGTGCGCCTGCCTTGGCGATGGCCGCAGGTGCTGCGGCGGCGAACGTTACGCCGGAATCCACGACCGACGCAGCAGTCGCGGTGGCTCCTGCGGCTATCTGCACGCCGGTAGAGGCGACTACGGCGGTCGTGACTGCCGTGGTACCGAACAGCTTGGCGACCATCGTCTCCATGTTCATCGCAAGTTCTATCAGGTGGAACGCCTTGGACACCACCTGCATCACGCGGTAGCCGTCCGTCCCTTGCTTGAAAAATCCCATCGCAGAATCGGCCATGCTGGCGTACATGCCTGCCGTGTCCGTTGCGCGGCTGTCGTTGTACCCCTTCTCGGCCACTGCAACGTCAGCCTGGGCCTGCTGGTCGCCTGCAGCGGCCTTCGCATAGACATCGGCATAGGTCGAGGTGTAGGCAGCGTCCTGGGCCGTGCGAGAGGCGAGGTGAGCCGTGTACGCCGCGAGCATCCCTCCGAGAGCCGTACCGCCACTGCCGAACGCAGCCGTCAGCGACTTAGAAATGTCAGCCCCAGTCTTGACCCAGGCAGCGCTGATCACAGTCGCCGCTTTCTGGTTCAAGTCGAGCATGGTCTGCATCTCTTTCTGAGCCTTGCTCACTGCCAGCCCCTCGGCAGGTGTCGCATTCGGGCCTGACACAGCCTTGTATGCGGCGACCAGTTTTTGTACGGCAGGAATGGCGTCCGAAAGAACCTCGTGAGCAAGTTGCTGCGCACCGAAGGCAGCGGCCAGTCCACCGTTCGCTTTAGCGTAGGTGAACAAGTCTTTGGTCTTGGCGGCGAAATCGGCCGTCAGCGCCTGGAATTGCGCGTTCAGCTCCTTGACCTGTGCAGCCTGCTTGTTAAACGCTTCGGTGTCTGCGATCTCTCCTAGTTTTTGAAGGTAGGCATCCAGCACCTTCACGTCGGTGGCGGAGATGACTCCTCCGGACATCATCTTGGATGTCATGCTCTGGAGACCCTCTTGGAGCTTGGAGACTTCGCTTCCGTAGGTCTTTTCATCCTTCAATGCCTGCGCTTCAACGAACCTGCCTTGGTCGTCCAGCCCTTTGATGCGTATGGCAAGGATCGACTGCTCCGACGCATAAATAATCTTCTGCTTGGCATCTTCCAGGTCGTGCTGACCTTTAATGGCTGCAGCATCATTGGCCTGAAGTTGCTTGTCGAGTTCCGCACCGGCTGCGAGCTTGTTGGCTACGCCTTGGGCATTCGCTTTTTTGGCGGCAAGCTCTACAGTCTTGGCGAGGTTCGTCGCCATTGTCGTTTCGTAAGCGATCTCTACCAGATGGATGTCGCTGAGTTCGGCCCGAGCGTTCGCTGCCTTCGCGTCACGCAGTATTTGTGCCTGATGCAGCTTCACTTCCTCGAAAGCAGTCTCAGCTTTTTTCTGCTCGGAGCGATAGGCGTCGTTGGCTCCCGCCTTGTGAGACTCGGCGTACTGCTTGGCGATCTCAGCGTGGCGTTGCGCGATTGCCTCTGCGGTACCTAATGCCGCAAGGTCTGCGTTGTGCGTCTGATCCGTGGCTATCGCCTTGGCGATCAAAGCGTCACGCACAGTCTGTGCGTCTTGCCTCTCTTGGAGGGACTGCGAGTGCTTGCGCGAAGCGTCGTAGGCCATCGTTTCGGCGACGGCTTTGTCCTGCTTCGCCCGCTGCTGTGTAGCTTCCCCTGCAAGAATCGCAGAATCTCTGAGGTCCGTGTTGGCCTTGATAGCAGCCTCCACTGCCGCAGTCGCAGCCGTCACGGCGTCGTCGTGCTGCTTCTGGGATACGCCCAGGCCCACTGCAGCGTTCTGTGCTCTCCTGAGCCTCGTGTAGGCGTTAGTAACCGTGTCTATCGGGCCGATATCCTTGCCGATGTCCGCAAAACCCTGAACAAATTTGTGGAATTCGTTGCTGATACGTGTGGCAGCGCGTTCAATGAACCCCATGTTGGCGACGATCTCTGGCGTCTTATCGTGGACAGCTTTCGCAAACGTGTCGATTGCCAGCTTGGACGCACCGATGGCGTCACCGTGGCGCTGCAGCGTTTCGATCTGTACCAGCACCGCCGCTGTGAGAAAGTGGTAAGTCTCGTTCAGTTTCAGAATCGACTCGACAGGAGATTTCGCCAGCTCCTCGAACTGCTTCACAGTGTCCTTGACAGACGCGCCTGTCATGGTGTTCATGTCCACCGAGGCTTGAGTAACCTTGGCGATTTCCTCAGAGGTGAACCTTCCCGAGGCTGCAAGTGCTGTCACGGCGTCTTTGGCGACCGACAGGCTACCTCCCGCAGCAGTCGCAGCCTCGGCCATATGCATGAGGCCGTCCGACGTGGTTCCTGCGTAGTTGTTGGTCAGGGCCAAGGCGTTGTTCATCGCCTCTTGCTCTTTGGAGCCTGAGTATAGTGCGTAGAAGAATCCTGCCACGGCAGCGGTGACGGCAGCGATAGCAAAACCCTGCGCGGAGAACAGCAGCGTGGACCAGCCGGTCGAGGTGCCTAGAGTGAAGAGGGAACGCTCCATCCTCCCATAGCTGCCGTTGAGGACATCCACGCCGACACGCACCACCTCAGTCTTCGCTAGGTTGGACCCCATGCCTATGATGTGTACACCATTGGCCGCGTCCAACTTTTTCAAGGCGGCGATCTGCGCCTCGATAGCTGCGATGTCCGCGCCTGCTGCGGCGGCACCAAACTGCGATGTGGCGTTACCACCTCGAACGGAAAAGAGCTTGGCCTTCTCAGCAGCAGCAAGTTGGGCCGGTAGGCTTGCGTCATAGAAATTAGTGTCCATCAGCCGCTGGCGGTCGATCTCGGCCATCTTGGCGGCGTCCAGCTTCGCTGCTGCGGTCTCAGCGGCTGCCAGCTTCTTGGCGTTGAAGCTGGCATCCTGCTCAAGAGCTTGGATGTGTTGCGCCTCGGTCGCCGTAGCTATTCGACTCCAGTAGGTGTCGTACAGACCTTTGGCGTTCGCTTGGTACTGTTTGAGCTGTTCGATCTGGCCGTTGAACCCTACCGCCGTGATCGTGGCAAGTTCGCCCATCTTCGCCGCCACCTGCTCCGTAGGGATACCTTGCGCGAGCATGTTGAACGCTTTGATGACGTTGGCTGCGGCACCGGCCTGGGTCTGCGCCCGGGTGGTCGCATCGGCCTCCATCATCCTCATTTTGGCTTTGAGTTCGTCAACGGCAGAGCCTACGCCGCGAGTGCCTGCGCTGGTCGCCTCGGCAGCGGCAAGGACTTGGTTCTCCAGAACCCTGAATGCAGAGCTTCCGTCGATGGACTTGAGCCGTGCCTCCAGAGCCGTCAGCTCCGCAAGGAACTTTCCGACTCCCTCCATGCTCGGTTCGCTTACTTTAATTTCGAGAGCTTCGACGGTCATGACGGTGGTTTCCTTTTCGCGCCATTGTCCGCTAAAAGGTGCTTACTGACAAGTTGAAAACAAAGTTGCTTTTCGCGTAAAAACTTAATCGCAAAAAAGCCCCGTTTAGGGGGCTTTGTCTGCTTGCTTCTTGGCGAAGTCTGCAAGGTATTCGTTGTCTAAGGCTACGACCGCTTTCGCTATACTCTCTCGTTGGTCCACATCATGTATTCCGTAGAAGAGGCAGTAGGATAGCAACGCCGTTTCCAGAGGTATCGGCAGCGGCCCTGCTTGAGTGAAGGGCCGAGACCGCGAAATGCTTCCAAAAATCTCCAAGTAGAACTGTTCACAGAAGCTGATTTCAGGTTTGTTCTGCAGAGCCTGGGGCATCTCCCCTGTCTCCTCAAAACGCTCCTGCAAGAACTTCAAAGAGCTGCCCCAAGTGTTTGACCACTTGAGGTATTCCGTTAGTTTTTTGCGGTCTCAACCTCTTCTGCGGCTTTGAAGTTGGCGAAGTCCTTCGAGTAGCCATCGACCATCTTACGGAAGTCCTTGACGGCCAAAAGCAGCTTGGCGTTTTCGATGGAGTACGGCATGTCTGGTGAGTCGTCCGGTGCGTCCATGCCGCGCCAGCCGAGCAGGATCGTATGCGCCATTACTTCGATGGTGATCTCCACGGCACGTACTTCGGCGGCGTCGTTCTTCTGCTTCAGAACGAACTGAGACGCTTCGTACAGTTTGGTGAACATGCGCTGATATCGCTTGTTGCCTTCACGGGCAACGGTGATGAACGACGTATCGCCGATCTGGATTTCCTTGCCGTTTTCTTCGACTTTTTCGTCGGTAGCAAAATTCTTGAAGATATTGAGGCCAGCCATTTTATTCTCCGTGGTGTGTGAAGTCCTGATTGTGAAGTAACTTTGAAAATTTGTCAAAATAAAAAACGCGGCCCAAGGGCCGCGTATAAAGGTACAGCTCACACAGGATAAACTTAGGCGAAGCTAATTGGCACTGCAGCTCCAAGACGGTCGATGAAAATCGTTTGACGTAGGGCTGCGGTAGCGTTGGTCAAGTCGGCCTTGGCTTCCCAAGTGATCGACAGCATCATGTCGGTGTCCTTGCTGCCTGCGACGGTCGTACATTTCGTGATCATCACCTTCGGCAGCGTGTACACGTAGCCGTTGCCTGCAGAGTCCTTGGTCGAGATCGTGAACGACGTGTAGGTGTCGGCCAGGAACTTATCGATCAGTGCGCCGTCTGCCAGATATATCTCGGCAGCGCCTGTGACTTTCAAGGTGCCGGAACCGATGCCGACTGCACCGAGAGTACCGAGTGCGCCTTGCTGCCGCAGCGAGTTGTCGATGCTCAGGTCGAACTTCTTGATCGACGTGTTGGTCATCGGAGTACCGGCTTCCCAGATGTTGCCGACGCCTGTCACACCGTTCTGGATGTTATAGGTCTGCGAGGCCGCGATCACGCCAGGAACAACCTTGGCAGTACCCTTGACCATGTTCTGACCCATGAAGTCGAACGACGGTTCGGTCAGAGAACCAGAGGCGAAGGAGACCGCCATTTTGCTGACGGTATAGCCCTTGTAAGTGAAGAACAGAGGGACAGCAATGTTGTTGACCGAGCGCTCAAGCGTGAAGGACGATTGCGTCACGCCGTTGGTCATGCGGCAGGAGGAGATGGACGAAGCTGCGATTGGGCCTTCGACCAGCGCAGGAGTGCTCACGTCGAGCGTGATGACGGTTGTGGTCGGCGGGGTGATCGTCGAGACGCGCAGCCATTTTCCGTCGTTGGTGCCGGTCGGCGCGTTCAGCTTGAACCACTGGCCTGCTCGCAGCGTCGTGAAGTCACTGGTACCGATTGGAGCAACACCTGCGGTGATCGTGGTTGCGGTCATCGTAGCCGCGAACGTGGTACCCACACCATCGGTGCCGTAGGCAGCGATAGTCGTCTGCAGCAAGGCTGCGATCAGGGGGTCATATTCGGCATACTGCATATGCGTCTTGATGCCGCCCGAAGCCTTCGCATCGGTCGTGGTCGAACTCGACTCTTGGCGGTCCTGGCGAATTTCTTTGTCGCCTGTCTTGGTCAGCGCGAAGTCCAGCGACTCGCCGGTGAAACGCAGCGATTTGCCGTTTCCACCCACAGGAGTCACTCCAAAAGTGGCTTCAGGAATATACGACAAACCTGCTCGGTTGGTGATTGCGAAAATAGTCATGGAGTTCTCCTGGAAATTAGATTGGATGGTACGTCAGCTTATTTAGCAAGGCAAGATTTTTGCTATCCGCTGAAAAGTTTAAGCACTGATGCGGTAGCACTTGAAATTAACCAGCCCTGTCACGTAGTACCAGCCGAGCAGTATGGGGTCGCTCATAGGCAGATACATATCGGTCTGCAGGAGTGCAAGTGCCTTGCGCTCGAAGTACGGCGCGCAGAAGTCCATGAGCACGTTCGCAGCCTTCTCTCCTGAACCTTCCTTGACGCACGCAGCCAGTAGGATTTGCCCGTACTGCCCCACCATTGGCGCAGGGCCGAGGTCTTTCTGCTCGCCTCCGAGCCACTTGATCTGCACCTTGAAGTAAGGGTCGGTCTGCGTAGTCTGGTCCACAGGGTCGCGGTTGTTGGTCTCGACGACCAGCGGGTAGTCGGTATGTGCGGCGACCATCGCCGCGATGATAGTAGCGATCTCCTGTCGAGCGGCTTCTTGAATCATGAGTATTCCCCTTTAACGAAAGCGATTAGCGCCTTGCCTCCGTTGATCAAATTTTCCGGCCGCAGATTTTTGGTCTTGCCGTCGCTGTCGCTGGTCACAGTCTTCGCTGCCAGTGTCAGCGGTGTGGCGTTGACGAGGAACACAGACTGCGTGTAGTGGTACTCAAGCGTCTGGGCTTGCTTCAGTGCGTAGTCCGAGGCAGGCGTCAAGCCCATCGAAAAGAACGGACCTCTCTTCGCTACTTCTGGCGTCCACTCCACCTTCCCTGCCCACCGTAAATATGTCGCTTGCCCGGTCAGGTTCATCTGCCAGTTACTCGCAAGGTCGCCCGACCATTGCGGCGTGTAGACAACAAGTGTGCGGAAGATTGCGGCAACCTTCTCGCGGAACTGGGCGTCGAGGTTCTCCTGCACGAGCCTGAGCAACTCCGCGAAGACTGGATCAATATTGCCTATCGAGAGCTTCACACGAGCCTTGCGTGCATCACGTAAGCGTCCAGCTCCGGCACCACGGAAATGACGGTGTACTTTCTGCCGGCCATCGTGAACACAGCAGAGACCTTCGGCGCGATGACCGAAGCGGCGATGAACACGGCTATGTCTCCTGGCTTCATATTGGATTCCGTCTGTGTGCGGAACTGGTAGAACTTAGGAGTATCCACCTGGATGCAGTTCGTCGCCGTTGCATTCGCCACTGGCGCGTCGGTGATTGGGTCGATGGCCCCGGCGTTATGCACGAATACAACCGCCTGGAACGCGTCTGCGTCGAGTTCGTCGGCTTCGGCTACGCGGAACCCTTCCACGTCCACATAGCTGTTCCTGGTGCGATATAGCAGCCCTGCGGCGTCCCTCATGAAGTAGCCCTTGGAGATATTCTCCCCTTGGTACATGAAGACGTTCCATTGCACGTCGTACTCGGAGTCGGTCAAGGTGTTGACCGTATCCTTGAAATAACTCTTGTGCGCGTAGAAAGAGGTGCCTGCCGCAGCGAGACAAGCTCTCCCCGGCGTCAGCCCTGCCAGGAGATCGGATGAGAGTTTCATCCCATAGGACTCGCGGATAGTGGTACCCAGAAAAGAGTCACTTGTCTTAAGGGAGACCAGCAGGTAGTCGCCGAACAGTTTGATCACTCTCCTCGTAGGGATGACGCTTCCGGCCAAAGCTGACAAAGTACGCCGCTTGGCGGTGGCTCCTGGCGACCGCATGTCATTGAACGCAGCGGCTTGGCACTTGAACAGCGCAGCGCCTGAGTAGGCGTCGTATGCCTGCTCCTTGAGGAACACCTTGGCGGCGTCAACGAGCCTCATCCTGTAACTGGGTCTACACCCAGTCCTACGCTGGAGAGCAGGCGGCGCACTACGGGATCGTCGATTACGATGTTTTTGTAGTCTGCGTAGGCTTCCTGCAAGGTGCGTCTCAAGTAGCCTGTAGAGTAAGTCAGATCGTCCTTGAGCTGAACAAAAGGGGACAGGATGCGTTGGGTCTCCGCGTGCTGATCTTTGACTGTTTTCGGCGCGAAGACGGGGAGGGTGCTGAAAAGGTCGTAACCAATAAAGTAGGCGCTGTAGGCTTTGACCAGATTCGATAGCCGTGTCTCTTTTGCCGTCACCGGAGTCAACGCAATGAACTCTGCCTCAAGAGTCGCGCTGACCTTGCGCAGAGCTTCTTGGAGCTTCGTCAGGTAGATGGGAGACGCCAAAACCGTGTCGGGAAGCTCTTCAGGGGTCACACCCAAGGTCGCTCGGATGTCGTCGCAAGTGGCAAAGGATGTGAGTAGTGTCATGGCTTACTTCTGCCCGCGAGTGCGTTTTGGTACGACCTCGCCTTCAGGTGCGTTCGGGTCTTCGACTTCGACGATGTGAGGCTGCTTACCGAGCCAAGCTGTCTCAGTTGCTTTGGTAGCCTCTCCAGGCTCAAAGAAGGTACCTGAGTCGCCATCCACCATACGGAATTGGGCGTTGTTGATAAACCATTTGCCGTCGCGGTCTACGATTTTCATAGGGTGTCCTGTAAGGTTAAAGTTGCTTGTCGGATTATCCTGCTCGGTGTATAGGATGTCGAGTTTTTTGACATTCCTGTGAAAGTTACACAAATAAAAACGGCCTCCGAAGAGGCCGTTCTACTTGGCAGATACTTATTAGGCCACTGTGAGTACGTCGAATGGTGTCAAGTCTGCGGCATACAATCTGCAAACTTCTTCCGCCCAGTGAATAACTAAATTTGAGCTACGACGCAGCACAAACTGCTCAGTGGCTTGGTAAGCCGCCTGGGTGTTGGACACCATCATCACTGCCTGACGGGAGTCCAAAGCCCACACGGTGTCCGCTGGTACAGGGCCACCAGCTACTGCAGCGTCCACCAAGAACCAGCGCACGTCGGAGCCGAAAGGCACGTTCATGGCGCGTGCTTGAGGATCGATACGAGCAATCGTAGGATCGTAAGCGTTGGTGCCTGGGCGACCAGTGCGGCCTTCGACTTTGAGATAAGTTGCGATGTCGGAGACGCAGTGGGTGATCTTGCGCTTTTTGCGATTACGCGCCAAGAACTGAATCCACGACTTGTGCGTCACAGTGCCTGCTGCGCAAGCGGGGTCCAGGGCGACGGTTGTCACGGCTGACACAGCACCTGTGTTCTGGTCGAGATCGCCAGCAAACAGGTTGGACAGGTACGTGTAGACGCGTTGGTCTTTTTCGATCAGCAGGAAACGACCGATCGTCAGGGCCAGCAAGTCCAGCGTGGTGGCGCGCATGGCTTGGTCCGACATCTCGATACCGACGCCATAGGTCGGGATGTTACGGGCGCGGTCGCTGGTGGTCAGCGTCAGCATGGTCGGCACGTCGCCGAGTTGCGAGACGCGCTGTGCCTTGGCTGCATTGGTACCTGCATTCGCGCCACCAGTATTGGCGTAGCTCAGGACAGGTTGCAGATACGTGTCGCCGTCGATGCCTTGTGACATGGCGATCATCTCTTGGAACATCACCTCGTCCGAATGACGGTCGGGCTGAACTGCATCTTCGATCAACTGAATGACGGCGGCAGGGAACAAGATGCGCGATTGCGAACCCCAAGGTGTACCCTTTCCTTCCGTGTTGGTCGGGCTGGCGGCTTGAAAGCCGCTTTTGCCGTCCAGGATATCGGCGATGCTTGGCGCACGCAGGCCGAAGATGTCGTTCTTGCCGACGATCAGACCTTCCGAGGCGCACAGTTGTTGAAACACTGTGGCGTCCTTGGTGTTCCCGTCAGGGTACAGCCCGTTGATGTAAGCGGCGACGGTTTTGTTTTCGTCATGTGCGGCGCGATAAATCTTTTCGTCCAGCTTCGGAGCTTGCTGAATCGCACCGTTTTTGTCGTAATAAAATGCCATGATTGTGACTCCTTTTTGGTGGGTGCGACTTAGTTGAGCGGTTGGACGACGATGGTGGTACCGACTGCGCCGGTACCGGCTTGGCCGAGACTCACCACGCGGCAGGCGTGCATGGTATATGCCGTCTGAGCAGCCACAGTAACCAGTGCGGCGTTAATGGTAGCCACCAAATTATCTGCTGCAACAACGGCTACCCCAGGCTGCACGGTAGCTTTGCAGACCTTCGGGTAGGCCGTCAGGGCAGTGCCTTTGGCGGTAATCGTGCCTGCGACCACGAAGTCACCGACCGCGATTGCGCCGACGCCTGGGGTGGCTTGTAGGCCGTCAGCGGTGGCGAAAAAGTGCTCAGGCTCTTCCAGGAGCGAACCGACCGAGAAGCCGCCTGCGGTGGCCTGCTCAATCGACAGAATCAAACCTTCAATCGCATCACCGACAACGCACAGGTCGAAACGGGATTCGCCGACCAGCTTGACCAGCTTACCGGCGTCGGAAAGAGTCAGGTTGTCGGCTGCGGCATTGCTGGCACCGAGACGGACGGTGGTAACGTCGCCCGATGGGCCGGTAGGAACGATGAAATGTGCTTTGGACATGTTGTTACTCCTTATTTACGTGCGGAAGGTGCGGATTTGACGGCAGAAGCAAACCGGGGGTCAGCAACAACTTGCTGACCCTCGACAGGGGTCGCTGCCGAAACCTGACCCACCTTGAATTTGGTTTTGAATACGTCGGTGATGCGTGCGTATTCGGTGATGGCCGCTTTTGCGTCGAGCGCCATTGATTGATCGTTCGAACCTCCCAGAGCGACAGCCATTTTGCCGACTGACTCACGAGCGATGTTTAGGAGACCTTCGTGTGTCTCAGAGAATGCCTTGAAGCTGGCAGCTTCGATCTTGGCCGCAACCACATCGGCGTTGGCCGCAGCGAGTTGCTGCGTCAGGTGCGCCACGACGGCATCGACTGCAGGAGCTGCAACGACGATGGGCTTCGCGGCTTCAGCAGCGGCTGCGACACGCGCAGTCTCTGCAGTAGCAGCCTCGGCTGCGATGCGTGCCGTTTCGTCCAAAGCTGCTTGGGCGGTTACGGCAGCAGCTGCGATCTGCTCGGCGGTCAAAGCAACTTGAGGCTCACCAAGCAGCATAACCTGCGCAGTAGGAGCGCCTGCCGCGATGGCTGCGAGTTGAATAGCGGTGAGGTCTTTACGGATCATGGCAGAAGCTCCTTTAGATTTGTTGCGATTATCAGGTGAGGGTTTTGTAGTGTCAACCTTTTTGACATACGCGGAAAGTTTGTCAGCAGATAGCACCTTGTCTGCAAGCCCAGAGGAGATAGCTCGCTTGCCCATAAACTCACGACCTTGGCCTGCAGCGTTCATTTCTGACGCTGAAAGACCCCGCATATCCTGTACGTGTCCAGCGAACATGTCATAGAGATCGCTGAGTTGGCCTTGAATCTCTGCAGTCGCTGCAGGAGTCAAAGGCTCGTAAGGATTCGCAAGTGCTTTGAACTCACCGGCCCGCAGCACAGTAGCTTTGACGCCGTTCTGCGCCATCTGTGCCGAGCGTTCCATATGAACTGTCAGGACACCGATAGAGCCAACCATCGCCGTGTCCGCAAGGACGACCTGACGCGCCGAGGACATGAGCCAATAGCCAGCGCTCATTGAGCGGTCGTTGGTGAAGCCTACGACCGGCTTCACAGCATCGATCTTTTGGATCATCTTGCCGAGGTCGTTCACGCCATTAACGCTGCCGCCTCCGGTCGAGAAGTTCATGACGATCTGCTTGACATCGGGGTTGCTGGCAGCGTCCACGAGGGCGTTATTGATATCCGTGTAGCCTAATGTTCCGAAGATGCGGCCGATACCGGCTTCGCCAGGAACAAGACTCCCTACCACATCGACTGTGGCAATGCCGTCAGAAACGCTGACGAGAGGAGGCAGCGAAGCCATCATCTCGTCGAAATAGCCAGCCTTGATGGCGAGTCCTGCCGCGATCTTGGTCTGCGCTTCGATGACCACCTGATAAGCAGCCTCGGTACCTGCCCAGAATTCGATCATGGCACCACCTCGAACTCAGTAGCTGGAGGGCGGCTCTCGCAGGCAGAGCAGTGCTGCGTACCGTCGCCGACAGGCTGCGTGGAGACGATGCGCCCGCAGATGATGTGCCGGTAAATTGGCAGCGCAGCGAATGTCAATTCTTCTACGGATTGTTGCATCTTAATCTCCTACGAGGTTGAGGCCAGCCTTCTTCACCGGCCCTTTCGGTTGTGTTGGTGTGGTCGGCTTCACGTCCTGCGTGAGAGCGCCCTGCTGGTTCCCAAGTTGGTTGTCGTTCGGGTTCAGCTTGGCTGCGTTCAGTTGCAGGAACTGCGTGCCTGAGAGAGGCTTGAAGCCGGTTGGCGTCAAGCGCCCCGTCAAGGCCAACGAAGCCTCGTCGTCGGTGATAAAGCCGTAGGAAAGCTGCTCCAGAATTTGTGACTGCTTCATCACGCGGAACGCGGTCAACTCCGACTCGGGGCGCAACTCGATATCTGCAAACTTGAACTCGCAAGTCACGTCCATACCGAACAGCCGTACCGCAAGGGTCATGCCCTTGCTGAGAATCTCGTTGAGCTTCAGCCGCACCATGCCGTTCGCCGACATCATGAACACCATCGTTTCGGTCGAGGCCGTGTTCTGGGTGCCAGTGCCGTGTCCCAGGATGCTCGGCATGGTCTTGGCACCAGTTGCGATCTTGGCGTCGTAGATGCTCTTGACGGTATCGAACGTGTTTGGCACGTCCTGACCGCCGCCTTCGATGTACTTGATCTCGAAGAAGTCGAAGTGGATCACTGCCTCCTCGACGCCCATGTTGTTGATCGCCGTCTCGACTTCAGAGAGAATGCTGTTGAGGTAGAGCGAGAGCTGGTCTTTGTCGTTCAGTATCTCTGGAGGGATGCGCTTGCGCAGCTTGTCTTCGTCGATCTTCAAGTCGTAGCGCGGGTAGACGTGCCGTGAGCATACCCTGCGCAGATCGGATAAGAAGGTAGTCCCTGCCAGCACCGGCTGCACTGCGGCTTCCCAAGGGCTGATAGGGTAGACGTTCAACAGGTCCGCGTCGAGCTGCGTGAAGAAGAACGTAGGGATGTCGAGGTCGGTATCGACACCACCGAGACGCTGGACCGGCTTGGTGCCGTCACCGTCTTGGTAGAAGATCAGTTGCGAAACAGCGACCGGCTGGAACTTCAGCGGCATCCGTCCCTTGTCGAGCACCAGCTCCATTGAGCACGCGCCTTCGATGAAGATTTCTTTCGCCAGTGCCTCACAGACCGTGCGCAGGCTGGAGACTTGGCTAAAGCCATTCGAGTAGTCAGGCATCAGGTTGAAGCGGTCGAGGATCGCCATCGCCAGCAAGGTCGCGTCACGGTTGAACGAACCGTCAGGATTGCGAGCGATGCAGGTGAATTTCTCCGGTATGCCCACGCGCAGATAGGCCGACAATGCTGCCGACAAGTCAGGGTTGACCCTGGCAAGGTTGCGGATAACTGCAGGTGTGTTCGCGCCGAGACGGAACGTGTTCGTAAGATCGGTGTTAGCGACGTTAAGGTCCGTCTTGACCATCTGCGCCGTGGTGGCGACAGCAGACTTCCAGAACGAAGGAATCGATTGCTGTGAGCTAGGCGCTTTCGGTGGTGGGACGGGAGTGAGAGGACCGGCACCGCCCCCACCTTTTGGAGCCTGCGGAGGCGACACACCTTTGGCGCTGTAGCTGAGTCCTGGCGAAGTCAGTAGGACGCCAAACCGATCTCGTGTGGCAGGTACAGCTTCAGTATTGGGTTTATCTGCCATTGGGTGCCAGTGGTTGAGCGAATCGACTATGTTGCGGATACTGTCACGAAAGCTGCTTTGGCGTCAACGATTTTGACATTGAGGCCAAAGTTACTTGAACGCGATAAAGTTCACGAGCGCGACGGCAGCGTCATCGGTCAGCTTGGTGTGGTAGAGGTCCGTGTGGCTGATATTCCTGGCGATTTCGTGGATGTTGAGACCTCCTCGGGAGGCTAACCATGCGAGGTCTTGCCCGTGCATTTTCTGTGCCCACAGATCGTCCAAAGAATTCCACTTAACATGGGCCGTGCAGCCTTCTGGAGGGTGCAGCACAGGGAAGGGCTTGCGCATATCACTCCTTGAAAGACTGGAGTTCTATGCAGCAGGAGACCATCAGCGCAAGGTCGTTGGACGCAGCCGCCTCTTCTGCGCGAGCCAGCGCCTCGTGCAGGAACGCAACCAGGAAAACTCCGGGTGCGCCGATGGCTAAGGCATTTTCGAGAATCTGGCGGCAGCGCCTCTGCTGCCTCGGCAGCTCGTGAGCAAGGGTCATAATTACCTCTGGATGATTTGTAAATTACTTCGCTCGGGTTCTTTGGTGCGAACTTTGAAGACTCTGACAAGTGGGAAGCCGTCGAACGCGACATCATAACTTGCGGTAGGCATCAGGCGGCAGGCGGTCAGCAGGTATAGCGCCGTGTGGTGCCAGTGATCGACGCCCTTGTCAGACTTCTCCCAGGTGTAGACCAGCTCGTTGAACTTGTCGAACACCTGGACGCGCTTCATGTCAGTGAAGTGCAGCTTCATCTCGCCGTCGATCACGCCGCCCTGCGCCGACCATAGCACCAACCTCTTCTTGATCATGTCGAGCAGGTTGTCGAAACCGTTGTTGCGGTGGATACGCGCCTGATGGACCGGCAGTTTGCCTTCGCTGAGTTTCTCATCGACGTGCTTGATCTCGAACGTCGGCGACCCTTTGGTGTCAACGTAAAGACCGCCGAAGAGGTTCTTGTCCGATTTCTGCATCCGGTAAATCATGTCGGTGTAGGGCTGGATGTCGCACACAGTGATGAGCACGCGGTACTTGACGGCCAGCTCACGCCGCCGAATCTCAAAGTTGGTCATCAAGACCTTCTCACGATGCACGATCAGAAGAATTCCTTCTGGTGAGAGGCGTCCAATCATGATGGTGCAAGTCAGGCCCATGTCGCACCCCATGCAGTGCAGGCTGCTGCTGTCGAGCGGAGAGAGCGTCATACAGCCCTCAATGTCCTCCTCGGTCAGTTGGGCCTGGGTATCGGTAGAAACCTTCCCCAGCACCTGATTCTGGGCCTCTCCGTAGGTGTTGTAGTTGGTGATTTCCTTGGTAATCGAGGCTGCTGTGTGGATTTTCGGCGCGTCGAATGGCGAGATGATGTAGCTGTAGTCGTCATCGAAATTATCGTTCGGATTTTCGAGCAGCCAGAAGCGATTTTCCTTGTGGAGGTTAGGCTCTTTGCCGCACCTTGGGCACAGTAAAACAGCCTGTTTCCAGCTAATAATCGACAGTAATTCGCGTGTTATTTCCTTCTTTTCACCATCAAAACCAGGAATATGTACATGTTCTTCGTAGTCTGGGATGAAAACGTTGTTGCAATGGTGACATTTGCACACATAATGCCACCTTCTTGTCGTTTGTATCGCAAGGTTGATCCCACGGCCCTTTAAAGTGGGCGTAGAGAGCTTCCTCGTGAGTTTCCAGCGGGAGGCGCGTAGTCGGCTGCTGTACTGACCGACAATATCTGCATTGGCTTTATCAAGCTCATCGAAGATAAGAAGGTCTGCTGGAATTGAAAGAGCCTGAGTTGTGCCTGAAGCTCCACGTGCGAAAAGGAGGGAACTACCAAATCCTTTAATCTCGGTGTTGTCGATAGTAGGGTCAAGGTTGTCTTTCAGGTCGGGAGATTCAGTGATGATCGGCTTGATGCGGGTCGTCATGAAGATGTTGGCGTCATGACTGAACGGCGCTACGTAGATCGTCGTGAAGCAAGGGATGATGCGACTCAGCGCAAGTGCGTACCGCCCCACCATCTCACTGCAACCAACTTGCGCGGGTTTCTGGAAGCAAAGATTCTTGCTCGTATCCGATAGAGCAGCCTCTTGGAACGGAAAGTCTTCAAACGAGAACGGCTGGCCTTTAATGAAGGTCTTCTCGGTGATGTAACGGGCAGCGTCTGCAAGGTCGTAGCGGTTGTACGCTGCGGCGTGAAGCTGGTCGTAGTAATTTTGGATTTCATTCGACATCTGGGCCTAGAAATTCTTTGAACATGCTGAAAAATTTGTCTTTCGCTTCCTTCGGTAAGTCGCGCACCGCCGCAAGTGTGGCCGCTTCGATCTTCTTCTGACGGGCGATGGAGAACGTGACCTGTGAGGACTCAGTGATCGACTTCAGGACGTTGGACAAGGTGTTGAGTACCTGGGCCTTTTGGTTGGTAGGTATCTGCTTGTCCTGTAGAACTTCGGCGTAGAGGTCGTTCGCACGCCGGTACTGCAGCGAGAGTTCATTCGCCATGTCGAGTTGATCGAGGCCGAGGTTGAGCTTCCTGTCGATCTCGTTACGGAGCACCAGGAGTGCCTCAGAGTCGTCTGGGAGCGCTGCTGGTGCGTCGGGTGCCTTCGGCTCTAGGTTGATGCGTTTGAGTGCCATAGCTTCCATCCTGTGCTGTGTTTGTGCATCTTGTCGATTGCCAGGACGAGCGTGCGTGTCTGCGTCTTTAAGGTGGCTTGGGTTTGTGTGACTGCGGTGATCGTGCCGCGCAGGTAATCGCGCTGGTCGAGCGACTCCCACCGTTGACCGACTGCGACGGTGATGCCTTCGCGGGTGGTGGTCATTGGATGGTCGGGAAAGAGATTTTCACGAGGCCGTGGACGGTGCCAGTAACAGCTTCGTCACCCTCTACGAGAACTCTGCCGTCCTCGCCGAACAGGTAGACGGTGAGTTCGCCTGCCTCTTCATCTGCGTCGATCACACCCCGGATGGCTACACCGTCCAGCGTGACAGTCGCATAGGCGTACATCATGTTGAAGTCTGGGCTGTCTTCATGAGCGGAGATTCTCATTGGTGTTCCCCGTTGAGGTAGCGGTAGATTGTGCGCTCGGTGCAGTTGCCCGCTAAAGCTGCTTGTGCGATTGTCTTGCGCTTGGCGCGGATATCGTCGGCAAGTTGCTTGCGAAATTCGTGGCGTGCGCTGGTGATGAGTGAGATGGCGTGGCGCTTGGTGGAGGTGATGCCTGCGATCCTGGTATAAGGCTTGAAGAGTTGGCAGAAGTACTGCTCGGATATGCCAAGGGTTTCTGCTGCCTCTCTGCCAGTCATTAGGCGCTGCTGGACACGCTTGATTATGTGCTCAGGAAGTTGCAGGAGTGGTTTCATGGCAAGAACTCTAAAGCAACTTTACGCAGGTGTCAAATGTTGTTAAAATGACAACTAAATTTGATGGATGAAAATTAAAAAATTTTAAAAAGTAACTTTTACGGGAATGTCAAAAAGTTGATAGGAGTGATAGCTATTTTTAGGGTAGGCGGTACGCGCCGCATAGTTGCCTGCTGGCACTAAGTGGTACCGTCAACAGTGCCGTCAACAGCGCCGCGAATAACCAGTCGAAACCGCCGTGATCCGTTATCATTATGACAACGTTTTCGGGTTTCACAATGCGGAATTTGCTCAAAAAACAGGCATAGTTGCTTTTATGCAATACGGTTTAAATCCTATCAGAAAGCGCGCAGTGCGCCGATATTTGCTGAAGCCACATTGCCTCGAATCCTGCTTGATCGTTCAACCTAGGCCGTTCGGGCATTTTGCACTGTTTTGGTGATTTAACAATTAAGGGTCAATTGTTAAATCCAGTCTTATATAAGACTTACCCTATATATGCGATACTGTCAGATATCTAAAGTTCTTATGACGTTTCAGTCTAACTTTAAGCTGTCAGAACGCACACAGAACGCACACAGAACTAGCGTTCAAAGTAACTTTAGATAATAATGAGTGTGTAGTTTGATGTTGTTCTGAAGTACCGAAGTGAACCGGACGTTCACCACCGTTCTAAACTCAAGGAACCTTTACTATGTCTAAGATCATTCTCCCCGTCGCGCCGACTATGGCTGCATCCTTGCTCGAAACTATGTCCGCATTGGACGGCAACAAGCAGGATCGTTTCAACGTCGCACAATCCGCACTGTTTAGCGCCTACTCGCAATCACTGCGCCACGGCAATAAAACGCAATTGACTGACATGCTCGCAAGCGGTAGCAAGAAAGTGTGTGTACGCGCCATGCGCACGGCTGTACAGGTTGTGGGCGTGCTGGGCTTGCATAAAAACGTTATCTCGCGGGCGGATGCTATCGACACAGCCGTCAATCAGGCGCTCGATATTTTTGCATCGATTGCTTGTAAGGTTGCAGCGCCTAAACCTGCCGTTCTCAAGACTGCAAGCGGTAAGCTGATTGCTGAACCATTGCAGGTTGCCGATACTACGCCCAAGGTGGAACCAGTCAGGCAAGACGTGGCCTCTAACGTCAAAGCCATGCTCGCACTGATCGCTATTGGCGCATTGTCGGCGGTTGAATTGGCAAGCCTGAACGCGGCGGTTTTAGCCGCGCAAAAAGCGTCCAAGCCTGCCAAGGTTGCCGCGTAGTTTAGGCGCGTATAGGGTTCGCCCTATACGCTTTACACTGCGCATTCTGTGCGCAGTGTAAAGCGTAACAAATGTTGCGCCTCGATGTTCTCGCTTGCTTCGCTTTGCGCGTCGTTTTCGGGTTCGTCTCTGGTCTTTAAAAATTGAATGGCGTAAAAAACAAGGCGAGTATTTTGTCGCGTGGTTTGTCGCGGTCGCGTTAATTCGTAGCAGCGTAAAATCCAGTCTCAAATGAAAATTTTGTCTCAATATCCCATTCATTCAACAAACGGTTTAGGCGTTCATAAGTCCTAGGCCGTACATCAAAAAGACGAAGTTTGCCTGTAAGTTACAAACGGTAAATTTTCAAGTGCTTTCCCTGTATTGACTGTGCAAATATCCATGCTGACGAAAAGGCATGACGGCGAGAAGGTGAGTATTTTAGTGCTCTCACAGACTAAAACAATCAATAGGCCATTGAAGCGACTAGAAGCGATCTAGCGCATTGCATTCTTTCCACTCCGTGAGGATTTTGAAGGATGCAAAATTTTAAGCATAGGGCCGCTGCCCTACGAATACAGACACAAGAATTTTCGGACGAACAGAATCCTATGGTGTGAAGAAACAAGGTGACAAGACGTTCATACGCGGATTGGATCATCACGGCCTTTGCAAGCCAGTAGCGCGAGAAGTTGCCGCGTGTAGCAACTACCATCAATGTCCCTTGACGCCACAATGTCATTAGACACAAAACCCCTCGTCTTATCCTGTACATCAACGGTAGATAAGATTGTCCAATGCGCTCTCAACGAGAACGCATTGGCTAAGGTACATTACAGCCTCACCACGCCACTTAAATCCTAAACTGAAGGGAATCACCATGTCCGACCAATTAAACACCCGGCAAGCCCGCCTAGACCACGATGCAGAACGCGCCGAAATCGAATTCGCTTTGCGTGAGTTCGGTCTCGTTGACTGCGAGCTGATCCGCTTGCCTGAAGCAGTCGCTGCCGACTAAACATACATCCTCAATGGATGTTTAAAATTCTCACCCTGGCCTTTCACAGGGCCAAATAAAAAAGCTCACAGCATGTGAGCTTTTTTATTTACCGCGTACCCAAACTTCCTGGAGGCTATATGCACACGGCGAACTAAAAATCGCCTTCAGCTTACGCTGAAACTTTTCAGCACTGTCACGAAATCCGATATATTCTCTACCAAAGGGAGAACACTATGCCTACTGTCATAAAAACCCAGACAAAAATCCTGCCCGTCTTCGTCGGCAAGATCATCCAGCCCAAAGACTTTCAAGCCCGCGTAGAGTCGTTCCACACGACCTATCGCCCGACTGGAAGCGCATCCTCGGACACTTCCTGAAATGATGATCGCTCTCAACCTGCTTCTGTGGGGAACAATCCTCGCAATGCTGCTGCACATCTGATGCGGTAATCGTCCCATACACCGGCTGGTGCGTTCACCACCAGCCATGAGTTCAATTCTGGTCGCCAATGAGCACGAGCGTTCAAAGCTACTTTAGGACGCGACGTGACTTTCCCCTCGACCAGATAAGGGTCAATCGGAGGCAGATTCAGCGCCGACAGATCGACCGCTTCACGCACTTTAGGAACCCTTTCACGAGGCATTTCTTGTAAAGCACCGCTTCGTGCAAGCGCTTCTTGGTCTAAACAGAATTCTCGGTCGGCAAGGTACGCCGTTATAGCACGCAAATGCCAACCTTCCTTAGCCAATTTTTTAGATCGATAGCTGTCCACTCCCGACAACGAATGGTAAAACTTGCCGTCTCGCTCGGTCACACGACAGCGCAAAACTCTGCCACGCATAGGCGTCAAGTTGGCAATCGCAAGGTTCCAATCCTGCCCGTCTACGTGAGCCAACGGCCACATAGGCCAGTTCCCGAACACCAAAGCCCAGGCGATATCATGAGCAGCTATGCGAACGCCATCGACTGTTGCGTAGATCAGGCCATGCACATTCTGGCACAAGGCTTTTCGAGACTTGCCTTTGACGCGATATACGCTACCTTTCTCAAGTCGGAATTTCGCAAGTAAGGCAGGGTCAGGACGTTTCGCAAGGTTCATCATAGTCTCCTAAAAAGAAGCTATTCTAACCTATATACACTAGCAATGTAAAACTAGGGTATTCAAAATCGAGTTCTTCCAATAGGATTTCACGTTTTTAAACGTCTTTTTCTGGAAGGTTCTTTTCTATGCTTTTGGCCCTTTTATATAGGTTTTTGAAAGTATCAGCAAAACTCTACCCTTAGCAAAAAACAGCCTTAATGAGTTATTACAGGCCAAAAAACAGCCCTTTTCAATGCTACATACACAACGAAAATCGGCCAAAAAATCCGTAACTATCGTCAGGCACTTGATGTTTTCAAGTGTCCCATCCGTTGCGCTGGAAAAAAGTGTGACCGCTACCTGTAACGTCAGTTACACTAGCGAAAACCCGTCTAAAATCACTCATGTAAGGAATGCTCAAAATGCGCTCATATAACCCGATCAAAAAACAGATCGCCCAAACCCTCTCCGCACACCTTGGAGTCGCGGTCAACGCACATCCCGAACACACCTCCCAAGCCGAGGAAGTCTTGGTCACACTTGCCAACGGCGAGACCTTCGACGTACCTGATATTCCTAAGTTCTGCGCCACACACTTCCTTGCTGAGGCCGAGTTCCGCAAGATCATCGACAACCCCTTCGCCTTCCTTCGTGGGATGTCGGCGAAGACCTTGCTCGCAAAATGAAAATCCCTGCTTGTGTCGCCCGTTACGACTACAGCATCCTGTCGCCGACCGGCATCTGGTTCAAGACAGACAACCCTGCCGAATTTTGCAGAAAGTACCGCCTCACACAGAGCGGTATGCACCGTGCAATTAACAAGCCCGACCTCACTTACCGAGGTTGGAAAGTCCAAGCCACACCAAAGGAGAAATCATGATCTGTACCAACGACCAAGTAGTATTCGGAGCCTACTTCATGGAAGGCCTGCACGAAGTCGGTTACGCCGCCCTCATCGAACGTTGGAGCCACGGCGGCTCAGGCAACGTCGAAATGATTCAGGCGGTGTGCGCCTACATCGAGCCGCTGGCACGCCTCACGAACGCTGCAGCGGCCATTGACGCCGATACGAACGGCTTCCCTGGCGTGTTAGAGTACGAAGTCGCCGGTCCCTTTGGTAACTGGTGGGCCAACAAAATCCTCCAGACCGGCACAGCACCGAAACACGAAGAAGCCCTTGCATGGCTGCGCAAGGAGGTCATTGAGTTCTTCTCACAAGGGCTGATCTCACGCACAGGCCATCCGTTTCCTGACGGGCCGGAGAAGCTGGCTGATATGATCAACGCGGTGAATGCTTGCGACTTCACAGGTAGCGACGATGGTCCTGAAATCCGTAAGACTGATTCGTTCGGCAATTTCGTAGATTAAAATCCACCACCAACGCTCTAACTTCAAGGAGTACACCATGACCACCGTAAATTCCCTACTTGCCAAAGCCCTCAAGTCCGACCCAAGCCTGCCAGCAAAGCATCTGGCAACCATGACACTCAGTCAACTCACTGAGCGCCATCTGACTCTACGCATCACCTCGAAGAATCCGAAGCTGTCCACCTTCGAGCGTACCAAGCTGACCAACCGGATGTACTTGTGCGATTCGCTGTGCAACCTGCTCAAGGTAGGTTTCCAACTGGCCGACCGTGCGGGGTTGACAGCATGAAGCGCCTCTTCACCGCCCTCTTCGGCAAATCCACACTCACCGCCGAAGAGGTACGCCAACGCCTTGCGAAACGCAACGCCATCCGTATCGAACAAACCGTCTGGAAGGCATACTGACATGAAACTCGACCTCCCAGATGCCCGCTACACCGTCAGTAAAGAAGGCACCGGCTCACTGACGCACCAGCAAGTCGCACGCTTCTGCGGCTGCTGGATCGGCTGCTTCGAGACACCAGAACTTGCGGCTGCAGCTTGCCGTGAAGCCTACGACAACCGGATGCGCCGCCACATACAGGACTGACATGAACGATGCGCTCGCCAAAGCACTGTACGACCTCACAAAGCTGCACTTAAAGCTGCTTTCGCACCTTGCGGTCCACTCGGGCGATGCAAGGCAAATTCCTGAAGTCAAAGAAGCGTTAATCCAACTCACCATCCACAAAAGGCCGCTATGAAAAAGCTCTTAATCCTCCTGTTCCTCGTTGCATCAACGGCACAAGCAGGCACGCTATCAAACGCAGACATTCAGCGCGAGGTGTTCTTCGACGGGCTGATGGTCCTTGACTATGCCCAAACGAAGGACATCAAGCACTACCCAACGACAGCGCACGAGCGCAACAAGCTGTTAGGCGAGCACCCTTCAGACGCTGCCATACGCAACTATTTCCTCGTGACAGCAGCAGGGCACTACCTTGTCACGAAAACCTTGCCAGCGGCCTGGAGACCGGCGTGGCAGTATGGCTTCATCCTGCTGGAGGCCGTGACAGTCTATAAAAACAAGCGCATCGGCTTGCAATTTTCTTACTAGGAGAACGGTATGAGCAAAGCACAACGGATTGCAACAAATCTTGAATCTGGTGAACGGTATGCAGGCATCATCCTCGGCAAGGACGGACAGCCAGACCACCACCTGATACTGCTGGCCGCAGAGCCTAAGAACCTGCAGAGCTGGAATGACGCCAAGGCATGGGCAGTAAAGGCCGGTGGCGAGCTGCCGACGCGCCGCGAGCAGTCGCTGCTATTTGCCAACCTGAAGGATCAATTTGAGCCAGACTGGTACTGGTCCTGCGAGCAGGACGCGGCCGACGACTCGTACGCCTGGGATCAGATCTTCGGCAATGGCGGCCAGGGCTACGACCCCAAGACGTATGAAGGTCGCGCTCGTGCCGTCCGCAGATTATTGATCATTGAGTAATTCAACAATTTCCGCGCGCAGCGCGGATCGCAAATTTTTGGAGATCACGCCATGTCTGAAAACGTTCAATTCGCCCTCAACGGCGCCACGCTACATATTCCCAAGGAACCAGCTGCTGCAGCGCTGGCTGTCCACGCAGCTGGATAC